TACAGGATTTTTTATAATCCTTTAAATAATACGAAGTTGTTAGCAGCTTGTGTTACTAAACATCTTTCAGATAGGAAGTTTACTTCCATAGCATCTAAATCAGATGTAAAAGCTCCACCAGCAGAACCAGTTAACCACGACTTCATACGTCTATCATCTCCTTGAGAAGCTCTGTATCGTACGTGCAAGAATGGACGACGGATATTAGTTCCTAAGATTTGATCATAAACAGTTGATGTTCCAGCAGGAATTAAAACACCTTCAATTGAAGATGGTCCTGTAAGAGCACCACGAGTTGAAGCATCATTTAAGTATTTCCAGTCTGTTTTATAGAAATCATAAGATCCTCTACGGAAACCGCTAAATCCAAGATTTAAAGCCATATCTTCAGAGTTTTCAAATAATCCATAAGCAGTACCGCCTTGAGCACCTCCAGAGATTGCAGATAGCATGTCATCAAAATCCAAAGCAGTTTGTCTTTGTAAGAATAACATGTTTTCTTCAATAGCCCCTTGAGTATCTAGGTTTTTAAGGATAGCGTCGAAAGAATCAATTCCAGCAGCAGCAGTAAAACCAGTGTTTACGTTACCTCTTTCTTCGATTGCAGCGAAAAGACCTTGAGTACCAGCTATGCCAGTAATAGCAGAGCTATTTGTGTCTACTTTTTCACCTTCAACTAATGACATTTCTAGGTAATCTTCAAAACGTAGTCTTGTTTCAGACTCAGCTTTTAAGTACCATAAATATCCAGATGTTCCATCTTCAGTAGCAACTTCAACCCAACCAATTTGAGCCATATCAGAACCGTTTACAACGTATTTGTTTCTGATTATGATTGGTGAATTATGATATTGAGTAAACTGAGGATCAACACTAATATATCCATCTGTTTGATTAGCAGCGTTGTAGTTAGGTGTAGTAGATCCTTTTACATATTCAGAACCATATACAAATACCTTTACAGTACCAGTTAATCCAGCAGCAGCTAAAGTAGCGGCAGTATAAGGTAGTGCTGTAATTTGTCCAACACCAGCTCCACCAGGTACAGTAGCACTAACATAACATTTTGCTTCGTTTCCAAAATTATCTAAAACTACAACTGTTGCACCAACAGAAATAACGTTAATTACGTCAGCAGGAGTTCCAGTAAAATTGATAACATTGCTAGCTCCATAAGCAGGAGTTAAGTCTTCATAAGCAATATGTAATCTGTTTTGCTCAGACCAGATAACTTGATCAGATGTCATTGGCATTTCAGCGCCAACCATTCGTAAGAATCCAGATAACGTACGGTTTCCGTAACGCTCTACTTCTTGTTCGTATACTTCAGGTAGATATTGTTGTGCAAAATCCACGAAGTTAGCACCCGCTTTGTCAGTCCACTGTAAATAGTTGCTGTTGAGCACTTCTTGTTTTTGAGATGGGATTAAGCTCCCAAATTGAGGTTGTAAACTCATAATTTTTTAATTTTTTTAGTTAAATTTTTTTCTTCTTATTTTAAGTTTTGAAGAATCAGCGCCACTTATAGCTTTAACTTTTAATCCGTTTACAAAAACATTTCCATTTACCCCTTCTTTTCTAGGTTCATTAGATATGTTTTTAGACTTAGCTATAACGTCTTTTACAGCGTCAGCTTTGCCTTGTTCATAAAAATGTTTAGCTATAGTATCTGCGTTTCTAGCAGCATACATGGCTTTATGGTAACCTTTTGGATTAATTAGCTCATTGTTTTCGTTTAAGAACGTCTTAACAAAATCAGTAATGTCTAATTGGTTTTTAACAACATCATCAGGATTTTTTACTCCATATCTAAAGTTTTTGTCTCCTAAATTAAAATCGAAACCTTCGAAATTTTCATTAAAAGTATCTTTAGTTACTTTTTCAAAAGCTTGACGCTGCTGAGTCACCATTTTTTGATCTTCATTATATCTATTAAAAAAGTCAATTGCTTTTTGTTGGTCTTCATTAACTGATGATTTCAACTTGATTTCATCATAATATTTATTTTTCAAACCTTCTAAAAAGCTTTTAGCTTTTCCAATTTCTTCTTTATATGCTAGTTTCTTTTTTCTAACATCTTTTTCATCGTCCAACTCTTCATCATATGAAAAATTATCTTCTAACAAGAAATTAACTTCTTCGTATTCTAAATGTGGACGAGTATTTCTGTAATATTCTCTAAGTAAAGTGTTATTATCTATGTTTTCATAATTAGCATTTAATCTAACATAATCTTCGATAGTAGCACCTGGCATTTCTTCCATAAAAGAAACTAATTTTTCAATGTTTTCAGGTAGTTTTTTTCCTAACACCTTTTCATCTCTTATTGCTTCTTTTACTTCTTGTTCAGCTTTTTTTGTTTCTTCTTCTACTTTCTGCACTTCTTCAATAGGACTTTCAATGGGCTTTTCGTTTCCTTGTCCCACTTCTTGCAATCCCACCTCGGATCCTTCTTCGCGTAGCACGCTGCTCTCTGTTTCTTGCTTTTGAACGGCATCTTCTTCTTTTTTTACTTTACTTAAATCAACCTTTACTGGTTCTTCTTTTTTAGCAACAGCCGCAAAATCCATTTTTATTGTTTCTTCTGGGGCTGATAATTTTTTAGGTGTTTTTCTTTTTTGTTTTAATTTAAAGTCACCTTCCTGTTTAACAGGTTCATTTGTTTTTGTTTCTTCTGACATAATATAATATAATTAAAAAATTGATAATTGTTTTTATCTAGGATCAAATTGCTCTAATCCAAAACCTCCTAAATTGTCAAACCCTGCTGATTCAAAATCTTGAGGTAGTGTGTTGTTTTGTCTTTGATTTATTAGCTTAGATTCTTGAGTTCCTTGCATCTTTATTCTATTATCTTTTCTATCTTCTATTTCTTGCTCTTTAGTTGTTTCAGCGCTAGATTTTATTCTAGCTAATTGCATATTATAACTAAACTCTTCAGCCATTAAACCTTTCTTTATTTCTGCTTCTTGAAGCATTTTTTTCATTTCAAGCTGCATTTTAGAAGTTTCTATTTGTATGGTTGTTTCAGCTAAAGCTTGTTGTTTTTGCATTTCTGCTGTTATAGCAGCTTCTGAAGCTTGAGCGTTAGCCTGAGCTTGAGCTTGAATATTAGCTTGTTGATTAGCTTGATCTTGTCTAGCCTTAGCTTTTCTTTTTTGTTTCAACAAAGCGTTTGCTAGTTTTATGTTTTTAACCTGTCTAATGTCTATGGCATCATCTAAATCTATACCACCTGACTGTAGAGCTATTTGTATATTTTGCTCTAATTGAGCTTTAGCTTCCTCGTCTGGTTCTAATTCTAAGAATATTCCAAAATCTTGTAGATTTTTTTCTTGCAACTCTTCTAATGTACCAGTGTTATATGACGATATGGAGTCTATTAAAGCAGCTCTAGTTAGTGGATATTCTAAAGCATCAGCTATTCTTAATGCTATGTTTTCACAAGTTCTTAAGGTTAAATATAAACCACCTTGCATAACATGCCTTAGTGCTGTGTTTGAATTTGCTGCAGCTAATTTTTGTAAACCTACAAGTGCGTCTTTGCTAGGCGTGCTAGCATCTGAAGCTTCGTTTAAACCAGTCACGTCACGTATCATTTGAAGATAATACTGATATGTTTGTATTAAACTTTGTATTTTAGCACCACCGCTACTTGTTTGAAGTTCTTGAATAGGTACTTTAGCTCTGTTTAAGTCACCGTCTTGAGTCATAGATCTTCCAACTATAGAACCAGTTTGAAAATACATGTTTAAAGCTTCAGAGGCGTTATAATTTGTTCCGTTACCTAAATCAACCTCAGCTAAACCATCTACATCTACAAAAACGCCATCTGGAACCATTCTAGACAATACCTGTTGTAGTTTTAAATGAGTTAACTGTATCATGTCTGCAAAACCTGTTATTCTGCTAACTGTTGACTCTATCATTCCTTTATACATGCGCGGTGCACATATAGAATAATTCATGTTAACTTTTGTTAAATTAGAATTTGGTCTTGTCATATTTTCTGACATTTTCCACTCTAACATCATTTCGTGTCCTAGTATTTTAGCGCCAGTGTATAATACTTCTATACTTCTACCTACTCTTTCAAAATTATCATTTGGTTGAGGATTAAAAGTGTCTGGTTTTTCTAAAGCTTTTTCAAGACCTTGATCTGTTTGTTTTATTTTAAATATTTGATTACTGTATGTCTTATATTCAAAATACAAAACTTGTACTTGATTATAAGAATCTTGTTGTGCATAAAAATTTCTAGTATAATTAGCATCACCTGGAAATTTTTCAATTTTTTGTAATTCAGCGTCTGATAGTCCAGGAAATTGTTTTTTTAATTCAACTAAACTTATTGATTTAACCTCTCCAGCATAATATATATCATCAAAATTAGGATCTTCTGTATAGGAATAAACCAAATTAGCAGGGTCTACATAGTTAACGGTAACGCCATTTGCTAAATTAAAATCTGTTTTGACAGCCCCTATTCCAATTATAGCTAAATCTTGTATTAACCTTTTCTTTACTAAGTCGTATTTATTATAAGCTAAAACATTTTCAATAGCTTCTTCTTCTGCTATTTCTATAGACTGCTTATAACTTAATTGCATGTGAAGATCTAACTCTTGCTGGTTTTCTGGTAAATTATCAGTGTCATTTGTGTTAAAAAAATTCATGCCAGTGGCTTGATTTGTAGCTTCAATTATTTCTTTAGCATACATATCACGCATTATAGCATCTGCGTATTTAGTTCTTTTCTTTAAAGATTCTGGATCTTGAGCAAAAGCTTTAATATCAAATATTTTTTGTGACATTCCGTTAACTATAATGTCAACAAATTTTGGTATTATTGGAACAGGTTTCCAGTCTAAATTTAAGTAAGATAAATCGCCATTGACAGCTAATTCATCTTTATATTTTTGAACAGGTTGTTCACCTCTAGCATACAGTCTTAATCTGTGAAAGTTTAACCAACTATTTTGATATCTATTACCTAAACCTCCTCTATCTCCAGAAAACCACTCCCCTTCAATAGCTCTACCCACGGCGTAACCATAATCATAACTTTGCTTTTCTTCATCAGATACAACCTGACTAGGAAACGAACCTGCGTAATTAGTGTAAATCATTTATCTTATTATTTTTGAACTAAATCCTTTATTATCGTATTTTTTAAAACCTAAATTTTTAACCTCTACTTTTCTTTTAAATACAGGTGTGTATAAGTTTTTATTACAAGCCATTATTGCTAGACCGGAACTTATAGAAGCATCGTGTTTTGTTCTGTTGTTTATATCAAATCTCGACCAATCTTCTAATGTTTTTTGAAAATACATATCACCGTATTTTTCACCTAAATTACCTACATAAGTTTCTATATAAGACTCTATAGCTGCGGCATGCGCTTGTTTTATATCTTGACTAGAATTAGGTATACCACCTATTTCTTTCTCTGTAACTGACAATTTCATATACACCTTATCTGGTCTGTTCATAGAATAACCTCTATAACCTCTTCTTTTAAAATGATATAATAATCTTGGTTTGTTATTTTCAGCTAATATTGGCATACCATAAAATATACAAGCCATAAGTACATCTTCAAAAAATATCTCAGCTGTTTGAGGTCTAGCTATGTATTCTAAAAAAAACATACTATTAGGCGCGTCTTCCATTGAAAATTTAGTTAAACCATGTAGAGAACCATTTGATCCTCTAGAGTCTACTGTACCAGATATATCATATGGATCACATCCAAAAGCACCAATGTGCTCATTACCTGGATATTTAATTCCGTTTTTATTTATTACTATATTTTGTAATCTTACAGGAGGTACCCATGATATGTTAAATCTTCCATTTTTATTAGGAACAAATAAAACTTTACTATCTTTAACTCCGTTTTGCCATTGAAAAGATCCTTTTGTAACGAGCAGGTCATTTTTAAAATCTTGATTAAAATCTATTTGCTCATATATCTTTGTTAAATTAAATAAAGATTGTTTTGCTTCATCTCTAAAAGCGTGTTGTTCGGTTCTTGGAAATTGTCTATAAAACTCATTTAAAGCATCTTGATCTTTTTTTAATCCATCAACTTCATTTTGCCAATACTCTAGTACACTTATTTTTATTTTTCTTCCATGCGGACCTTTCGTATTTTCACTTGGAGTTTCGAAGACAGGTAAGCCATAAGAATCAATGTAGCCTTCGTAGTTCCATTCCATAGGTATGAACAAAGAATATAATCCTGAGCGAGTCTCTCCATTGGCGTTTCTTTCTCTGACGTCTGAATCATTATATAGTTTTTTAAAATTACTACCTCCTTTATCCAGTGCATTTGATGTTGATCCCATCATGCATTTACCTATAATTCTACCACCTAATCTTAAACAGGTTTTTGTAACTCTCCAGTTGTTTAATATGTTATTAGGTTTTTCCCACTTACCACTTTCATCGTGTACAAGTAGTTTTAGTTTTTCACCATCATAAGAGTTATCACCGGTGTTTTTCCAATCTATTGTTGTGTCAAGCCCGTCAAGTTCTTGAACCTTTTGGTTTGTTTCAAGTTTTCTTCTTGTGTATTTTGTCGCTGGTACTCTATAGGCAAGTTCTGTTTTGGGCCTGTCCATACCGTCCTGGATGGGTTTAAAAAAGAACGGGTAGTTGACGGATATAGGTACGACTTTGTCTGTGAACATTTTCTTAGCATCGGGGCCAGACTTAGACAAGATACCGTACCGTGCATCTGACGTAATTGTCGCCATGTTAACGGTTTCCGCTGAAGACATAAAAGAAAATCCGGAACGTCTGTTTTTAAGATAACACATTCCATAACATCGTGAGTCTGCTTTGCAAGCTTCCCAGAAAATGTAGAATAATCTATTTGATTCCCTAAAGTCTGGCTGCCCAACGTCAATTTTGCTCCACTGCAAGTACATAAAGTGAGTACCAGTAATGTAAGTAGCCAAGCCCTTATTATAGAACCAAAACCCTTGTTCTCTTTTATTAAATTCGTTATCAATGTAATCATACCATTTTTCTTTAAATTCTATTGGATATTCTTCCCAATCAAAAACTGATTTTATTTTTTTTAATTCTTTTGGGTATTCAGTATATTCCCATGTGTCAGAATCAAAAGAATAAACATTATCAGCTTTAGGTAAAGCAATTTTTAAATTTTGTATTTCATAAACCTCACCAATAGTACCATCTTTACTTATAATTACAATGTCGTGTTCTTCATTATAACCATATTCCCACTTTTTATACCTATTCATTCTTTTAAGAACTTTAGGTTTTATATGATCTTTTAAAACTTTATATAGACTCTGTTCGTACATTACTTAGATCTTCCTTCAGCAAAACCCTTAAAAGTTTTTTCTTCTTTAACTTCTTTAGGTTTTTCGTTTAACAAGTTTTCTTCTTCTTCAATACGACTCAATATTTCAAAAGCGTCAAATATAGCTAGTTTTTTAGTAGCAGCGGCATTTTTAAGTCTGTCAGCTGATATGTCGTCATCTGAGTCAACAATAGCTTCTTTTGCTACTTTAATTAATTCTTCAACTGCTTTTTGACCAGCTTGGATTATATTCTTTTTCGTCTCCTTTGTATTCATATTTAATTACAATATCATTTGATTTCATACAATATAAGCGCTTACCATCTACAATAAATTCATACTCACCAAAAGGTTTATAACCTACAACATCTTCCTCGCTTATTTCT